TGGCGGGAGCACGCGGCGTGCAAGGGGTTGCCAACCGATTGGTGGTTCCCCGAGAGGGGCGACACCGCTGCGGCTGCGAAGGCGATCTGCGCTGCGTGTCCGGTGCGGGAGCCGTGCCTGCAGTACGCGGTCGAGGCTGGTGAGCGGATGGGTGTGTGGGGTGGGGTGGCGATGTACGCGTCGCGGAAGCGGCGGATCGCTGAGCGTCGGGTGAGGAGGGTGAGAGATGGTCGGTGATTGGGAGGATCAAGCAGCGTGCAAGGGCACCCCGTCACAATGGTGGTTCCCGTCCGGGAACCCGCCGACTGAGGCACTGCAGCTGTGTCAGCATTGTCAGGTGCGCATCGACTGTCTCGCCTACGCGATCGCCAACGACATTCGGGTCGGGGTGTGGGGCGGCGAGCTGATGAGCCGCTACCATCGCCGCCGCGACCGCGCGATCAACGCGCTGAGAACGCGAGCTGAACACTCGAGGAGGACAGCATGACCGCCGTAACGAAGAACGGCCCCCGACTTGCGGGGGCCGCCCTTCAGGGTGAGGGAGAGGAGAATCCTCGCCAGCACCATAACCCGCGGCTGCGACTGCTCGCAAGCATCTCAGCAGACAAAACCCTCACCCGAGCCGCAGCACCGTTCGCGACCAGGCTCCTGTCTGCCACCGACCTCGGTCCCGCGATCAGCCTGTTCTCCGGAGCTGGTGGGATGGATCTCGGCGCTGAGACGGTTTCGAGTTCGTTGGAAGCCGTTCCGCCATCCAGGCGCAGCTCGGGAACTCAGTGCCACCCCGGCTCGCCGAAGCTGTCGTACGTGCAGTCGCCGGCCTCGAGCGGCGAGAGTCTCTGGGTGGTGAGGTGTGCTGGTGAGTGACGAGTGGCGGGAGCACGCGGCGTGCAAGGGGTTGCCAACCGATTGGTGGTTCCCCGAGAGGGGCGACACCGCTGCGGCTGCGAAGGCGATCTGCGCTGCGTGTCCGGTGCGGGAGCCGTGCCTGCAGTACGCGGTCGTGCACGATGTGCGTGTCGGGGTTTGGGGTGGTGAGGTGATGTCCAGCTACCACGCCCGCCGCGATGACGCCATCCGCCAGTTGCGTGCTCGTGCTGAGCGTGGCCAGACACAGCACGGCCCCCTCGCTGAGGGGGCCGCACCGGAGTGTGTGAGGGAGAGGAGTGTCCTCGACGACAACGCTAGCAGCATCGCGGCTGGATTGCTTGCTAGTGCCCCGAAAAATGATCGACCGGCATGACGTTGAGAGTGCGTGAGGAGGTTCCGGCAGTGACCACCACCGCAACCAAAACCGGGCCCAGGCTCCGGTTCATCAACCGCCTGTGCGCAGATCCACGGGTGTCACACGCGGCGGCGACGTTCGCGACGAGAGTGTTGTGGGAGTTCCACGACGAAACGATGTCCGCGTCGTGGCCCTCACAGGCGACGATCGCAGCGAGGCTCGACATGAGCGAACGGCACGTGCGCCGGCTCATCCACGAACTCGAGCAGGCAGGCTGGCTGCGAGTGGAACGCAGCGCCCCCACCCGCGACCCCGTGACAGGGCGGTGGTGTCGACGGCGCACCAACCGCTACCGCTGGGCGTGGGAGCGTGTCGCGGCGAGAAGCGTCCGTGCAGCGAGAGAGAACTCCCAGCTCGCACCTAGAGGACATCGGATGTCCTCTAGATCCTGTAAGTATCTATCCGGCCGCCCCGAATGGGGCGGCGGCCGGAATGAAATTGAACGAGAATCATTCGCGAGACTCGAACGATTGAACAGAGACTGCCCCCAATGCGCCGGAACAACCTGGATCTACGAAACCGACACCTCAAACACCGTCAGACCATGCCCCCAATGCAGACCACAACCATGACCGAAGACCAAGACCACAACCGACGCGACGTAGGAAAGTAGACTCCTTGGTTATGGCGTTCTTCCGGCGATCACGGCCAGCGCAGCTGACCCGTGCCGTGTCCTGGTCGACATCGTCGATCGGTCTCGCTCCGGTGCCGTCCTGGTCGCATGACTGGTCGCTGTCGGCGGTGCAGCAAGTGGCGATCGTGCATGCGGCGGTGCGTGCGATTGCGGATGATGTGGCGAATGTGCCGTTGCGGGTGGTGGGTCGTGACGGGGCGCCGGTGGAGTCGCATCCTGTGGCGATGTTGTTGTCGCCGCCACCTGGGGGCCCTCATCCTGGGGCGACGGCCCGCCAGTTGGTCGCGTGGCTGGTGGAGCAGTGGGTGTTGTGGGGTGCGGCGGCGGTGGAGGTGACCCGTGACGGTCGAGGTGTTCCAGCCGCGTTGTGGCCGCTGCCAGCGTCGACGGTGCAACCGGTGGTGGACTCATCCGGTGGCGGCTGGTGGGAAGCGTTCGATGTCGCGACCGCCAGCGGTGTTCAACGCCTGTCACCGGAGCAGATCATGTGGTGGCATCGACCGTCGCCGCAGGACTGGCGGACTCCCGAACCGCTGTTGATCGCGGCGCGTTTGCCGATCGAGATCATCCGCCTGCAACAGCAGTTCGACAGCGCGTTTCTGCGCAACGACGCTCGACCTTCGATGCTCGTCGTGCACGAGGCGTTCGCGGACATCGAAGCTCGAGACGCGTGGCGTGCCGAGTTCCTCCGCCGGCACGGCGGCCCCGACAACGCTGGGAGCACCGCGTTCGTCGAAACCTCACCGGACGGTGCCCCGGCGAGGGACGCGGTGGCGATCCACCCGCTCGGCGTCAGTCACCGCGACAATCTCGCCACCGTGAGGATCGAGCAAGCAACGCGACAGGTGTGCGCTGCGCTCGGCGTGCCGCTCAGCCGCGTGCACGACGCCAGCGCGAGAACATTCAGCAACGCCAGTGAGGAGATGCGCAACTACTGGCGGTCGACGATCGCGCCGATCGCGGCCGGGTTCGCTGACGCGGTCACCGTCCAGCTCATCCGCGACGACCGCTGGCGTTGCGAGCCCGACACGACCAGCATCGACGTGCTCACAACCAAACGCTTCCCCGACGTCCAGGACGCGATCGCAGCAGTCAACAGCGGACTAGTCACCGTCGACGAAGCCCGCATCGACCTTGGCTTCCCACCCGCAACCCGGCAACGCGACACCACCCCTCCTCAACGCCGCGACAGCAACCGCAGCAGCATCGCCGACACGACCTGGCGCGCGATGAACCAGCGCGTCACCAGACTCGAACGCAGCATGTTCCGCCGCGCTCAGAATCTCCTCGCAGACCAACACCGGTCGATCATCGACCGGCTGACCGGCAACCGCGGACGGCGGGCCCTGCGCGTCACCCCACCCGACACCAGCCAACTCTTCGACGCCAGCTTCTGGTTCGAGCGGACGCGCACAACACTCGAGCCTGTGATTGAAACCACCGTCATGGTCGCTGGTCAAGCAGCGGCCGCAGACATCGGCCTCGCGTGGGACATCATGCTCCCAGCCGTCGACCGGATCATCACCGACCGAGCCGAACACCTCGCCGCAACCATCACCGACACCACCGCAACCGCGATCGCCGATCAGCTCGCCGAAGGCGTCCGACTCGGCGAAAGCGTCGACCAGCTCGCCGCCCGCATCGACCACCTCTTCGACGTCACCTGGGCGAACCGAGCCGAGACCGTCGCCCGAACTGAAGTCATCGCCGCGCACAACCACAGCTACAGGGCGGTGCTCGACGCCGGCGCCGCAGCCGGCCTCGTCGAAGAAATCGAATGGGTGTCAACCAGAGACCAGCGCACCCGCCCCGACCACCGTGAAGTCGACGGGCAACGCATCCCACCGAACGGGCGGTTCGACGTCGGAGGAGAACTCCTCGCCTACCCCGGCGACCCGAACGGGTCACCCGAGAACACCATCAACTGTCGATGCACCATCCGCGCCCTCATCGACCCATAACATCATGAGCGTGATCGAAACCCGAGCTGCGCCTCTCACACCGAGCGCAGACGACCCGCGCACCATCACCGCGCGAGCGCTGCGCTACGACGTCGTCGACTCGTACGGCACCATCTTCACACCAGGCTGCGCGACCGCAGCACTCGAACGTCGACTCCCCGTGATGTGCTGGGCGCACGACTGGGCTGAACCCATCGGCCGCTGTATCGGATGGACCGACACCGCAGAAGCGTTGACCCTCACCTGCCGGCTCGACGACCCGAACGCGGTCCCGCTCGTGTCACGAGCCATCGCACAGATCCAGTCCGGGACGCTCACCGATGTGAGCATCGGATTCCGTGAGCTTGCCAGCGACGGCAACCGGTTCACCGAGATCGAAATCTTGGAACTGTCGCTGGTGATCGCCGGGGCGGTCCCCGGCGCTCAGATCACCGACCTGAGAGACACCATGACCGCCGCTGAGATCAGAGCACACGCCTGGTCGCCGCTCACCCTCACCAGGAGATGACAGATGCCATTCACACACGAGCTCCCTGAGAACCCGAGTCTCGCTGATGTCGTCGACGGGCTCCGCGCCGCCGGCGACTACCTCGCCGGCCTCAACCGCCGGGACGACGTCGACCCGGTTGACGCTCGATCGGCGATCGAGTTCATCGACCGTTGGGATCGAGTCGCAGCCGCATGGGCCCGCGCGGACATCCCGACGCCTTCACCCGCGTCACCGCCGGCTGTCGCGACGAGAGCTTCTATGCCGACACGTCGTTCGCTCGGCGAGACCGTCGCCTCTGACGACCGCTACCTCGCCGCGGTCGGCGGGTTCGCCGGTCGCAGCATCGAACTCGTCTACCAGCGCAGTCTGCTCACCCGCGACGACGTGGACAGCTCGACCGGGGGAGCGTTTGTCCCTCCCGGTGAACCACAGCCGCCGCGCCCCGCCGAACGACGACTGTGGGTGCGAGACCTCATCCCGGTGATCCCGACCACCCTCGCTTCGGTGCCGTTCATCGTCGAGTCGCACGCCGGCGACACCGACGCCGCCCCGGTCGCTGAGGGTGCAGCCAAGCCAGAGGCGTCGATGGCGTGGGATCTGCAGGACGCGCCCGTTCGCAAGATCGCAGCGTGGGTGCCTGTCACCACCGAGATCCTCGACGACGCACCAACCCTCGCCGGCTACGTCGACCGGCGGCTCAGGTACTTGGTCGACCTCGCCGTAGAGCGGCAGGTCATCTCCGGGTCGGGTACACCGCCGCAGCTGCGTGGTCTGCTCAACACCACCGGCATCGGCTCGCAGACGTTCACGTCGGATGCGGTCACGACGATCGGGCTCGCGATCGGAAAGGTCGAGGCCGCAGGCGGCATCCCGAACGGGGTGCTCATCAACCCGGTCGACTTCTGGCAGGCGGTCACGACGAGGCACGCGAACCAGTTCGACGCTGTCGGCTCCGCCGGGCTGCCGTTCGGCGCGGCGCCCCAGTCGCTGTGGGGTGTGCCGGTCGTGAGATCGTCGGTGGTGCCCGCCGGCACCGCGATCGTCGCCGACTTCCAGTTGGCCGCGACGATCCTCGATCGCCAGGCGACGACCGTGCGGCTCGGCAACCAGCACGCCGACTTCTTCACGACGAACAGGGTGGCGATCGTCGCCGAATGCAGGATCGCTCTCGCGGTGCACCGGCCCGATGCGATCATCGAGACGGCGCTGTCATGAGCGACCAGATGATCGCGGAGGATCGGATCTGGATGGGGGGTCGCCTGGTGTGCGCGCCAGGCGACCCGATCCCGGAGCACATTGCCGGCCGCCTGAAGAACGCACGCAAGACTCCCCGCGGGATCGTCGTACCGACTTCAACGACCGTTGCGAAACGCACCCGAACGACGTCGATCGCAGCGCCAGACGTCACGGACATGAGCCCGCCGGTCGATGAGCCGGAGGCATCACCTGATGCTGGTGACGGTTGAGCGTTGGCGTGAGATAACGGGTCGGACAGAACCCGACGATGACGTCGTCGCCGCTGCGATCACGCAAGCCGAACAG